ACAACTACAGCCTCATTTAATATAGGAGCACCAACTAAACCACCTCCAAAACTTCCACCAAGTAAATTCATTATGCACCTCCCATATTTTCTATCATTCTTACAAGGTCGTACAAATCATCTTTATCTTTGATGAGCAACAACCTATCTGTACCACCACTTGTGAAAGCTATATCTGCACCACTATTTAAAACGGCTGCTAAATTTGTTGGTGTGTAATCCCCCCAATCTATCGCATCAATAATGAATGTACAAAACTCACCTGCAACAAAGTTACTAAAACCTATTGTTCCTGCTGCTGTGAAAGTGACTTGTTGCACATCACCATTGGCATAATTAAAAGTGTGCAATGTAGCACCTACTGAGGCATCGGCTATCTGAACATAGCTACTTCTTTTTATTGTAGGAGTGTCAATTGTCGGTGCTGTTACTGTTCCTGTAAATGTAGGGTCTGCGATAAGTGCTTTTAAATCTAAAGCTGTTTGAGTGGCAGTAGATACTGGCTTACTAGCATCACTTGTATTATTTACGTTACCTAAACCAACCATAGTTGCTGTTATTCCACCAACTGTACCAGTAAATGTTGGGCTTGCTATTGGTGCTTTTAAGGCTAGCTCTTCTGGACTTACAGATTCTAAAAAATCCCATTCAGTTGTATTTGTTTCACTAGTAGGCTCAACCAAGTTAGTGTCAAGCTTAGATACATATTTTTTACCATCTGTATAAGTTACACTATACCCTAATGAATAGCCAGTGGTTTCATACCCTGCAACCCAATCACCTTTATATTCTGAAGCGTTTAGTGCTATTGAAGCCCAGTCTTCAGCTTTTAAACTAAAATGTTTTGATGAGTATTTCCCTGCTGTCACCTCAACATCTTCATCTGCATTTGCATAGTTTTGAGAAAGTGTAGCACTAATTCCTGATGCAGTTGCACTATCTGAAGCATTTTGCTCTATGATTTCCATCTCTCCACCAAAGGTGTTCATGGCAACTATAACAGCATTTATCTGAGTGTTAACTGTATTTTTGGAGGTTATCCTTGATGGCTGTTCTCCATTATATGTGTCAATATCTTCTGGAAATGTTGCACTATTTAAAACTGGTGTTACAGAATAGGGGGTTATCGTTTCTGTTATTTCTGGTATTGGTGTTGCCATTACTTAAGCCTTTTATTTAATTTTCGCATCTTATATGAACCGTTGTACTTTTAGATTAATTTTCGACTGTTGATTATTTGCTTTAAATGTTGGTGACACATCTCTTGCAAAACCATACACTACTAGTGATCTATATTTTACCTCATCTGTATTCTCACCAAAAACCACTACTCTTCTGTTTATTATTTCGTCACTTTTGTCTAACATCGTATCAATGGCGAAACTTTCAAAAGATAGGCTAAAATCGAAGATATGATATATTTTTGTTATATCTCCTTCGTCTTCAAAGATAATGTCTCCATTTGCTTGTTGGACTATTTTTCCTGAACTTTTTATTGTTATTGGCAATCCGTCTAAAGTTACTCCATACTCTTGTGTTTGCCCCATTAGTATTTCGCCTAGCTTTATTAGTATTGGAGTTGTGTTGTTTAGTGTAATTCTTACTGTGACCTCTCCTGTAAAAAATGGTAATGTCCAATCTACATTTTTTATAAAAGATGGTTCGTATTGGCTTAATGTTCTCCAGTTTACTATTGAGGTGGTGTTTAGTAGTCCTGTTTTTGTATTTTCATATATAAATGTTCCTATTTCTGTATCAGGATCATAGTCTAATGGATTATATACTGTTATTTTTGCTGATTCTGCTTCAAAGTTAAACAATATTACTTTATTTATGTTTGTTGCTACAAACTCAAAATACGATTCTGTATCTTCTTCTTGAGATTGGGTATTTATTGCTTTGTCCGCACATTTATTTCTGTTTGTTGCACCTAAGTCTTTCCAATATATAGAATCATCTTCTACTGGATATCTGTATTGCCCTCTGAATTCAGCAACATTTTCTAAGCCTAAATCAGTAAAGTTTGCAGGGTTTTCTATATCTTCTATTGTAAAGTCTACATTTCCTGTTGTTTTTGATATATAGTAGTGCTTGTTTGAGTATACATAAACTACTGTTACCGCATTTACTACTGGTACTGATGTTGGGTCTGGAATTAAAGTTTGAGTATGTAGATTTGTTCCGTACTCATTTAATGGGTCTAGATTATTCCAATCATAATGTGCCAACGGGTAAATAGTAGTGAAAGTTTCCCACAATCTTGTCTCGTAATATCTTTTAACGCCCTCTGCATATCCAAGTGTTACATCAAATGGGTATATTGTTCCATCGACACCTTCGTTCTCTGCAATGCTACTGTCTGTTATTACTACATCTTGTGGTATAAAAAACTTCACTTTATTTGCCCTTCATGCTATGCTTCCAGCTTTACTAACAGTGGTCTTTGCTCTGCGTTTGACTCATCTAGTATTTCTGTTGTTTTGGAACTTGATTCAGCTATTGTATCTAATTTTTCTATAACTTTCTCTAAAAGCACTTTAACTTCTTTATCACTAGTTCCATTTGCATATCTCTGCAATGACCCTTTTGATGGATATTGATTGTTCATTGTTACTGGTATAGTTCTTCCATCCGGTAGTGGAACAAATGCTTCTGTTCCTGCCTCTCCAAAAAGGGCTACAGTTGGTTGATTCACTACTCCACCATCTGCAAAAGCATTATACACTGGTGCTGAAAATCCCGTTGACTCATACCATGCTGATGAACCAACATCACTTGATGAACCTGCAACATCTATTGTATATGCTCCACTCGAACCACTTACGAAATTTACTGTTCCTGTTGACAGAGTTGGTACACCTGCTATGTTTCCGCTGCTAGTAGGTGCGTATGATAATCCAGAGTCACTAGCCCCAGAAGATGCTAGTAGTGTTGCATTAGCTGCATATAAGTCTGTATCGTAATCTCCTATATGCCCTGTTGCACTATATGCTCCATTTTCTCCACCGTAGGTTATATTGTTTGATCCAATCCCTAATGCTTCGTTACTTGTTGCTATTGCTCTCTCTACCTCTTCTATTGAAGCTCCTGACTCCAGCAGTTCTGAGTAAAAATCTAACCCCCCTGATAATGGGTCTCTTCCTAAGTATTCATTAAATAACTCTACTACTGAATTTTCATTGTCTGTAAATGCGTCTACTAGCTCTTCTGTTTGCTTTTCTATTACATTTTTGGTTGCTTCTGATTGGCTTTCTATTACATTTTTAGTTGCTTCTGATTGGTTCTCTGATACATAAGCGTAAGCAAGTTCTAGTTCTCTTTGAGCTTCAAATGTTGCAAAGTCTATATCATCTACTGTTCCATTTAGTGTTTTTAACCATGATACTATTTCTGAATCTTCTCCCAAATAATCTATTGCTGTGTCAGTTAACTCTTGCACTTTATCTTGTATAGTTAGCAACTCTTTATCATCTTCTAATTCTGAACTCAGAAGTTCTAATTCTGAAACAAGTTCATTAGTTATGTTTGCATTGTCTCCTATAGAAGCTTTTTGTATTTCTTTTGATAGCTTAGTCACATCTCCAGTTAGTGCTTTTAGTCGTGCTTCTTCTGCTTCTGTTAGATTTCCATCTTTCAACAAAAGAGTATCTAGTTCTGTTCTTTTTGACCAAAAATCTTCTATTAATCTGTCTTGTGCATCTAAGGCATCACTTCCACCAAGCAATGTTGATATAGTATCTTCTATACTTTGACCTAATGAATCAAATGTCTCTGACAAAGAGTTGAGCCTGTTGTCTGCTTCCTTCCATTGGTCTATTATGTCGTCTGCTATTATCCCTTGTGCATCCGATAGCGACTGTACTGCCTCTGATATTTTGCCTATTGACTTTAAATACTCTTCATTCACTTCTAGTAATTCAAGTTCTGCCTCTGTTAAACCAAAGATATCACTGCTCATCTCGTTAAATAGACTGTCTAAGCTCTCTGCGTCACTAGCTAATGTTACGCCTAGTGTATTTGCTAATCTTTTTGCGGTGCCTTCTGCATCCTCATTTCTTTGCATCCACCCAGCCATTCTTTCTGATGAGCCAGCCATAGCTTCTGCTGCAAGTTCGATTGATTCTAGGTAATTAAGAGCTTCTTTTGCTCCATCTGTGAAGACTTGTCCAGTCTCAGCAGAAAATTGAGCAATTAACTCTTGTTGTTCAATCCATTTTGTAGGATCTTTACTCATAAGTAAAGCTAGTCTTTCTTCTGTAAGAAACCCCTCAGCATCATCTATTACATCAATGATACTATCAAGATAATTCGCAATAGAACCCGTATCAGAGGCATCGACTAAGTCGTTTACTTCTTTAAAGGCTCTAGCTAATCTAGCCTCTGCATGGTCTGTAGAACCAGTAATACCATCAACTGCATCTTTAAAACTCTCTGAGGCATCAGTTAGTTCTTGCATTGACTCTATGGTGCTTATCGCCCAATCATTAGTAAGTTCTTGAAGGTCTGCAATAGCCAAATCCATAGCTAGTGCAAAAGATTTATGTGCTGATTCCGACCACCCTTCTGCACCCTCCTGAAAGAAAGGTCCTGTATATGTTAAAGTTGTTGGATCAAGTATGTCTGCAAGAGCTTTTATTAAGTCATTACTCTTAGTTAACTCTTCAGTATTTAGCTGAATATTATCCCCAACAATCGTATATACATCAATGCCTAGTGCTTTCTCCCAATCCTCGACATTGGTCTTGTCTTGTTCTGTAAACATTGATTTAACTGGACCTAATCGAGATTCTTTATATACCTCTTGTTTCCATAAATCATAGTCTCTCTGGAATTCAATAGCTCCTAATTCAACAATAAGTGCTGCGGCAGAGCCGTTACGGTCTATTGACTCTAGTAATGCAATTTGCTGCTCTAATCTAGATGTTATTGGGGCATAAGTAGCTTCTATATTTTCTATATTAGTGTCTACTTGTGCTTGTGCCAAAGCTCCTGCGGACATTCCGCCACCGCCACCTCCACCTGAGCCACCACCACCGAACATAGTCATCGCAGCAGCCATTAGTCCAATCATTATCGCAACTCTTGCTGGTGCTGTATATGGGTCACCTTTTCCTGCTGCTGTTACAGATGCCGTTGCGTTTGCTCCTGCTTCTGTCATTGAAGCTGCTGCTGCTACTCCTGATGCTGTTGTAGAAGTTGCTGCATTTGCAACTGTTGAAGTCATCTCTATAATATCCATTGCTAATCTAGCTGTGTGCATACCAACTTCAATAGCTTCTAGTGCTTTGTACGCTCCTGTTTTTTCTTTAAACATACTTTTTGCTGAACCTGCTAAATCTTCATATCCATCTAGTTCATTTTTTAAACTCTTCTTTTTTATCTTGTCACTATCTTTAGCATATTTCTTTTCTATTTTTAATTTTTTCTTAGGGTCGCCACCAAACTTTTTTAATTCTTCATCATACTTGATTTTTAGTTTTTGCTGTTTTTTTTCTGATTCTTCATTGTTGTTATACATAGTAGCAAATGAATTGGATAGGCTTCCGATTGAGTTTAGTGTTTCACCTAATGCACTATTCCAGTTGTTAGTGTTATCTATTAATGCTATTTGAGTGTCTAGCATTGATAGATTGTATTCTTCCATCCATATAGCCCATTCTTCATCTATGGTTTTTGCGTCTTCTTTAGCTTTTTTTATTTCATCTATTTTCTTTTTATATGCTTCTGCATTCTCTATGTTGAATATGGCAGTCTCATACTGCTCAGGAGTTATTTGTCCTGATAGCTTAAGCATTTCAAGCTGAACTAAGGCTCTTGCTTTTTCTATACTTAAATTTTCCGCATTTGACAAAACTTGTGCGTTTAGTTCATCTTCTAAACCTTTTGAAGTTGTGTCTAATTTGTCTAAATACTTTATTCCTTCGGTAAATATTGGAGATTGTTTTAACATCTCTTCTGTTATCGCTTCTTGGTAAGAAAGGGCTTGTTTGTTTAGTTTTGTCGAGAGTACACCTTGTTCTTGACCTACTCTTGCTATTTCTAGTTGTCTTACTGTTTTTTCTATCTGTCTTTGTATTTCATCTGACTTTTTCACCTCAACACCAAGTAGTGCTTGCTCAGATATTTGTAAGTCTGTTGTCCAATCTAGTTCTTTTTGTAATGCGTCTAGCTTTATCTTCTCTATCTTTGCTCTATCTCTTGCTGATGATTTTTCGAGTGCTGCTATATGGGTTGCTGTTTTTACTAGGTCTTCTTTCGGCTGCCCTTTTGTTGCCTGAACTTCTCTTAGCTTCTTTAAAATTTCTTCGTCTTTTATTATTTTGTTTGTCAGCTTATGGACTTCCTCTAAGTGTTTGTTGTTCTCTGCCATCCGCTTTCCAACCCACTCATAGTCTTTTACCATGTTTGCGACTAGTTCACCTGCTGCTATCTCTCCTGCTGTCCTATTTAGCTCTACATGTCTTTCATTTAGTCTCTTTATTTCTGTCTCTATGTCTCTTACATCTTGTGCATCATATCCAAACCAGCTTTTTACCCCTGACTTTACACCTGCTTTCGCTGCATCTAGTTCTTTTATTTTTTGTTCTAGTTCTTTTACTATACTGAATGTTTCTCTTTTTTTATCTACATCTGTCTCTTCCCAAAAGTCTATTAGTGCTTGTGTTGCATCTTTTATGTCAACTGCTAAATCTTTAAATGTGTGCTTTAAGGTGTCGAAAAGTGGTTCTGATGTCGTTTGCCATAGTTGCGACCATGCATCTTCTAATTCCAATAGTGATCTTGTATAAGATTCTATATCCTTTAGAGCCTCGAATGGTTTCAACATGGTGTCCATCATGTCTTTTACACCATTTTCTCCTCTTTTTTTAGCCTCTTTCATTGCTTCATTGGCTTTTGTTGGGGAACCGAATAGTAAAACTGCTATTAGAGAATCCGTTGAGACATTGCCCGAAAGGAGTGATCTGATTTCTTCTTGGGCTTTTTGCATTTCCATCCCGATAGAACCTGCTATGTTAGAGATACTTTGGGTCAGACCTATTGTATTTTCTATGATGTCTTCTGTTGTTTTTCCAAACGCATCACCCATTCCAAGAGTGTGTCCTATTGATTGCTGAAAGAGTTGAGTTAACTGAGGGAATGTCGCATAAGTGGATATGCTTGCTTCTCTTAACTCATCCATTGTTCTAGTTGCTACTTGCTGTCCTATTCTGAACTTCTCGTAACTATCTACCACTTGACCATTGGATAAAACCATTTGAGTGTTAGCTGATAGAAGTGCTGCGATACCTGATGTATTGTCTTCCATCATTTTGTTTACTTCTATACCTATACCAAGTGTTGACTGCCATGCTCTTTGACCTGCGTATACAACACCTGCGATTGTACCAGCCCATCTTAGATATCTAATTGTCTGGTTTGCTAGGTTTTCTGTTGACTTGCTTTGTTTATCTATTATTTTATTGTTGTTTAATTGAGCAGAAGTGTTTGCGTGTAGTGCTTGAGTTTCCTTCTTTAGAGATACTTGCTTCTTACCTAACTCAGCCCCTTCTTGCTTTTTTGCTGCGATTGATTTTTTTGTATTTGCAATATCTATTTTTTGAAGAGCTATGTTATCTTTTTGCTCTTCTTTTAGTTCTTGCAGAATCGCTATGTATTGCTGTTGTGTTTTCTTTTCTTCACCTGTAAGAATTTTTAGTTTGTTTTTTTCTTTCCTTAACGTAGCGGTTTGCTTTATTAATTCTTTTCTATCTGCTGTGAGTTTTTTTTCAGCGTTATTATATTCTTGTGTTACTTTGCCTATCTCCGAGTAGGTTTCTTTATAATGTTTTTCTACTGCTTTTAGGTCTTTTTCTAAATTTGTACTATCAATTTTTAGGACTGTTTTTGCTGAAGCTGCCATTTTACTCTCACTTTTAGAAGTTTATGGCTTATTATATCTAAATTTCAAATGTGCCTTGATTTAAGTCAATGTTTTATTGTTCATAATATACTATAGTACTTTTAGAAATTAAGGAGCCTAGTGTGGAAGTTGCTAAATATACTGCTTTGTTATTATGTACTCTAACTGCGGCAGGAGGAATTATGCTTGTAATTGTCTCTGTGTCGGAAGACGTTAAAGATGCAAAAAAAATAATTAAAGAGAGCGAGAGATGGAATGCTATATGGACTACGTTAGACTAGTGGCTATTATCTAGCCCTAGCTTGATACTCTCTGTGTTGTTTTTTTAACATTTCGCTTTCGTATTCTGTAACCATTGGGGTGTACTTCGATATATTTATCCCATATAGCTTCATTGCTGAGTCTGCAATCTTTGGTCTGTCTAAGCCTGTGAAACTTCCCTCCATGCCTACATTTGTAGTAAGATTCTCGTTCTCTCTTAAAAAACCAAATATCTTAAAGGCTAACTTTGTTGAACTTGGAGGGAACCTTGCTTCCAATCGTCCTTTATGATCGTCCTCATGGAGTTCTTCATCAGAGATTTTGTGTTCTCTGATGTATTCTCTCCAGTATTCTTTATCTTCATTGAACCACCATTCAATTAACTCTGAGAATGCTTTCCCTGAGCATGGTTTCTATACCCTCTCACTGTTGAGAATGTCATATTTGCAACCAACATTTGTTCCCAGACTGTTAAATCTTCTTTTTTTAGCCCGACTACATCAAAGACCATATCACTTAACTCTTCTGAATCTTTGACAAATTTTTTCATTACTTTGTCTTTGTCTTTGTCTTTTATGTCAGGGTCTGCTATTTTTTGTCTTGATTTCTCTACTTTTTCAAGCATCTTCAACAAATCTTCCACAGCAAAAGCGTCTGGCATATCACAATCTTTTGTGTTTTCAGTAGATTTATAATCTCCGTTTTCATCTTTATGAGAAGATACTTTTTCTATGACAGCGTGGATAAAATCTCCTATCTCTTCTGCTTTGAAGTTTTTTACTTCTTCTCTTGTTATTAGGTCTTCTACTATTGCGATCAAACCATTTTCATCTTTGTCTTGAATCTTTTTGTATCTCGCTTCTTCAAGAATTGGAGTGTTTCCTATTTTTTTCAGCTTTTCTTCTAACTCTGGTGCTAAAACTACTTTTGAATCAAGCTTATTTAGTAGCTCTACTATTGCTCCCTCATTCCCTTTTTCTATATGCTCATCTAATCTCAGTCTTATTGCTTTCATGTTTTTTCCTTGTTTTTGAATGTTTGTATTATATCTAAAAAAAATTATTAATAAAAATGTGGTTCCTTGTTTTTAAGACTTCAGGCTAAAACACAAAACAAGGAAATGCTTTAGCCCTAATGTTTGTCTACTGGTAGTCTACTTCTGAATAAACTATGTAGCTGATTGTTTTAGTTGTATTATCTCCATCCGCTGTTAACGGAATTGTCATATACGCAACCTTATCTGTTGTGAAATCAGGGTCTACTCTATCCCCTTCAACACTTGGTAGTGTGAAATGAGCTGCTGAACCACTATCATTTCCGTATAGCACTTTAACTTCTTGTGCATCGCCTCTATAGCTTGCCTCGTATTGTGCTTTAGTGAATTTCAGGCTATAGCTGCCTTCAACTACCATGTTTGGATTGTCATAAACTTTCGTTCCAACTTCTAGTGCATCATCAAGCGTCACTGCTCTGTTGATGCTCATTGTGAAGTCTCTTGCATCTACAGGTTCAGCACTATCAAACTGAATCATAAGGTCATCATATTTAAAAGGCTGGTCTAATGTTACAACCTCTGTGTACCCTGCTTCTGTATCAATAGATGTGAAAGCTGTTCCATCAGGATTTCCGATAACGCTATCTACTGCACTTGAGCCTTTAACTGGCATAGAGTACTTATGAATAACAGTACCATTTGATTTGCTAAACTCGTAGCTATCAAGGTAGTTTCCTTCAAATCTTTTTTCAAATGTATCTGGTGTTGCACTACAACCTGAAGTTGCTTCACCTTCCATTCCGAATGAAGGAAGACATGCTTCTGAAGAACCAGTGTATTTCCAAATAGGTAAACGAGCTTCCCATACTACATCACCATCTGTTGTGATGATTTCGCCTACTGCTGTTGGAACTGGCTCTGTTGCACCTGTTGTTCCTCCTATTTTACATACAAGGAAAAAAGCTGGTGTTCCTGGTAGAGAAATGATATCTCCAGCTAAAGTATGTTTTTCAAATTTAGAGTAAGCTGTCAAAGTCTGCCATGCATCTGTTGCTGCTGAAATTGGGGCTGCTGGCTGACCAAGAACATGAGTTACGATAAAAGGCATCATATCTCCAGTTGTCTTACACTCCATGTTTCCTGCAAAGTCAGAACTTCCTCTGTCTTTCTTAGAACCTTGACCACCACTATCTAAAGTTGTGTTTACTTCTGTTTTTTGAGTCTCTTTAACATCACAATTAATAAGACCTTTTACTATTAGGGCTGATGGATTTGCTGGAATAACATTAGCTTCATCCTCTTTCCAAACTCTTAACTGCGTGAATCTATAATTTTTTTCTGCCATAATATTCTCCTACTATAAGCCATTATCTTCGCCAAATTGTACAAACACTTGTGCTTGTAAATCATCCGCTTCATCTATATCTGTGGTCGTTAAGCTTTCTATTGCTAAAAATCTTACTTTTCCACTTCCTATCGTACAGTCATATTTTTCTAAAATCTCACATGCTTTATATGCTATTTTTTTAATATCTTGCGTTGAAGTCCAACTCTCGACCCCATTCACTAACTCGCTGTTCACTCTTGGGATTATCTGCACAACAAATGGTAACTTCCACTCTCTGAAAAAATCTGCTGTTGAGTTGTTGCTGCCTTCCATCATTTCTGAATAGAATATTATGGCAGGTAAATTATCCTCTCTCACTTCTTCTTTAAAAGGAAAACTGCTATAGAAAGACAACTCACTTCCTATTGTATCTACACAAAACTGATTAAACTCTGCATTGTTTTTCAATGTAGAAGAAGCCCACTCTTGAATATCTACAAATTCTGCTAAACTGCCTCTCATGCTGTTTTCACCTTCCTTGATGTTACATTTGTTCTGTCTATTTTCTTCTGAATTAGTTTTTCAAGCTTGTCTGTCATGATACTTCTTACTTGACCCATTGCATTAGCTCGACCTCTTTCTATAAAGTTTTGCTTTTTATAACTTGGATTTCTGAATTTTCTCATATCCACAGAAGGTCTTACTTTTGAATTGTAATCATTGTTATCAGTATCTACATCTCCGCTATTTAACTTTTGAAGTATAGCATAACTCCCTTTCGTCACCGCACCAACTGGTCTTGCAAATCCAACAACTTTACCATCTTTTCTTAGTTTAGGTCTTAGCTTTCCATGCTTTCCACCCACAACCATTGGTAAACTTTTTGTCATTAGATTTGAAGTTATGAAGCTTTTCATGTTGTCTGGAGAACCACTGCTTGTTTTCCCCACATGAGACATTCTTTTTCCAAGAACATTACTAGAGCTTGTTTTAAAAATCTTCAACTCACCTTTGATGTATGATTGTCTCCAGTTTGTTCTTGATGCTAAAAAAGCTTTTCGTGTAGACTCTCTCAGAATTATACCTGCGTGATCTAAAGCATCCAGAGCCATTCCGTAATTTATCTCTATTATCTCTTCCAACATTGGTATTGAACCATCATGTATTTCAATTCTAATAGCCATAATTACGGTCTTCCTCTGTGTCTCACTTTTTCTCCATAGACAGTATATAGTTGCCCTAGCTTTGCAACTCTTCTGACTTGGTAGGTAACTCCATCGTAAGTGACTTTATCACCACTCACTGATGAAACTGGAACTTCCTCTAACTTCAAGCCTCCAAAAGACTGATAATCATCAATCTTATCTTTCTCTATTTTGTTAAAAGTTCCTGCACCTACAAAGGAGTTTAAAGGGATTTCCAAATCATCACGACTTCTTATATACACTATACTTCTCGTTGGTGCAGTATTAGCATTTACAAATTTCTCTCTGACTTGATCTATTAAATCCCTTACTGCCATTTTTTACTCTTTTACTGACTTAGATTTTGGTTTAACAAAGTCTTTTGCTGAACCTCTTTCAGTTAATATTTCATAAATAGAATTAGAAACACTTAATGTGTCTCCTTTTTTATATGTTTTATTATTAACTTTATCTGCTTTAGTAAATTGAATAACTTTAGCCATTATGCATCCTTTTTGTAGTCTGCTGGCTTTTGACCTTTTGGTAAACCAATCGCCTCTTCAACAAAACCTTCAAGTTCAGCCACTTTAGCTTTTAGTGCTGTTGTTTCATCAATAGGAGTGTTTTTATCAAGCTTTTCGTCATATTTGCGAACAAGCCCCAAATCAAATAATTTCTTATCTTTTTTAGGGTCTACTTCTACAATAGAATTAGCTTCTAAAAACTCTCTTCCTGAGTTCAAACATTTTGTTATTACTTTACATTTCATAGAATCTCCTTGTTTTTACGAGTAAAAGAACTGTTAAGTTCTTTTACCGCTTTGTAGCATCTCTGGACGAGTACAGTAAGGTAGTGGATAAGAATATACCTCTACGTCTGCGTAAGCATTTCTGTCTTTGTCAGGGATAATCATTGCATATCTTGGCAAACCTCTTGTGTTCACAAAGTCAAAAGTCTCAGCAGGTGCTTGAGCTAAAGTGAATACACCTCTTGCTCCTTTAGGGAACAGTTTAACTTTGTCTGTGCCAATCGCTACCGTTGATCCATCATCAGTACCACGATAGTTTACAAAAGTGATTCCACCGAATCTGATTGCACCATAAGCTCCATACTCATTTGATAATGCCAGTGCTTCAACAAAGTTATTCTGACCAACAACTTCTGGATGAGCAACTAAATCATCATAGAAAGCATCTCCACATAAACCAACAACTTCTGTAGTAGGAGTAAATGCACCTTGGCCAGCAGTTGACATAGCTCTCACAACACCAGTACATACTTTTTTCAACGCACCAGAAGCAGGAGAAGCATTATCTAAATCAAAATCTACTTCAGTTGCTTGCGTTACACCAAAATCTGTATAGAAGTTGTTGATAACTGTTGAGCCATCTGCGTCAACTAGGATTCCTTGAACTGCTCCAAGCATTAGGTTTTCAATAGTTAAATCTAAATTGCCATTAGCAATATCTAATCTATCATTAATTTCCATCATCACTTCTTTAAGTTCTGCTTCTGTACCTTCGGCACGAATATTTTGAAGCTCATCAGCAGTGATTCTGTCACCCTCTGCAAGTCTTAAAGTTTCTAATGGAACAGCACTTCTTTTTTGTTTTTCATTTTGAAAAATCGGTGCGCCTCTTTTTGAAGTAGGAATTAAAGCGATTTTACCATCTTTAAGTTCTACCCATATTGTTGTTGTTCTTACAGATTTAACATCGAATAAACCCATATCTCTTAATAGAGATGGAACATATGGTTTTTTGCTTACGAACTGTGTCAACTCTGTTGTACTAAAAGTGTCTTCATTAAATATATCTAATGTAATTGCCATAACTTATCTCCTTATCTTACAATTAAGCCAAGAGCTAATAGCCCTGCTACTTCTGCTGTGATTGTGCCTGCAACTGCTTCGTTGTATGTTAAATCACTACCTCTTACTTCTGCATCACGAACTACAAAAACTGCGTTCAGCACATCAGCAGCCGAAGCGTCAACTTCTGCATAAGCAACACCTGCTACCGTGCTTGAGCCAGTTATCGTATCAGCAGGATCATATGCTACATACTTGCCACTTGCTGTTTCAACACCCACAAGTTCGCCTACTACTAACTCTTGACCAGACAAAACTGTACCAGTCCCTTTTGAGCGTGTTCCATTTGCTTCACTAACCATAAATTCGCCAGTGTGATTGCCTTCTGTTAATACTGCCATTATTTTTCCCCTCCGTTAAATTTTGTATCATCCCATAAACTTTTTACTGGTTCTGTTGATACTTGATTTGTTACACCATCTGTGCCTTTGCTTGCTAGAATGATTTTTGATGCTTCTTTTGCACTTTCAGCAAAAATCGCATTTACAATCACATCTGCATCTACTTTATACGAGATAGCTTCTTGCGCTCTAGTCAATCCATCGACTTTTAGTGCATCAACTTTTCCTACCGCCTCAGAAAGCTTTGAATCATGCTCTGCGATTAGCGTTGCAATTTCTCCATCTTTAGCTTCTAAAGCAGTTGTTGTCTCTCCTAATTTCGCATTTAACGCTTCTATGTTTCCATTTAAGTGCGCTCTGCTTTCTAAAAGAAGATTAAAATTATCTATATTAAACTCCATTTCTGCTCCTTCGTTTATTTCATTTGAATTGTTGCTTGTAGAGTTTTCACTTACTGAGGCGGTAGGGTCAAAAGTAGAACCTGTGCTTAATTTTAAAGACTTCATTAGTTTATCAAAAGTTATGACTTCTTTTATGAAGCCATCTTCTTTTGCCTTAGTTGCAAAAATCATATCTCCGTTGTTGAAGTTTTCTCTTATCTCTTGTGACGAAAAACCTGTGTTTCTCATTACTCTTGAAAAGAAGATATCTTCATATGAATCTAGCATTGATTGAATTTTTTCTTTACAATCTCCATTTAAGCTGCATCTTTTGTTTTCTGCGTTCTTAGAAACAATATCTATTCTTTTGCCTTCAGTGTCGTTTTCTTCCATATATGAAACTACAACACCTATTGAACCAAGCATTGTTGTTTCTGCTGCATAAACCTCATCACTAGCACTAAAAATCCAGATACCACCACTAGCTCCAGTATTCTCATAGAAAGTGATAGTTTTTTTGCTAGAGTTAAAGATTCTCTCTCCAACCTCATCAGCACCATCAACTGAACCACCGCCTGTGTCAACTCTAAACAGAATTGTATCCACAGCATTGTCGGCTTCAGCTTTGTCTATATATGAAACTATTTTATCATAAGAAGCTACGGATGAACATAGTCCACCAACATCTCTCTTATACATTCCACCTTCTACTGAAATAACTGCAATGGAATTTACTGTCTGATATTGTACTGAATTATGAGCTACCTCAATTGTGGTGTCTTCTGCTCTTGGTGCTTCAGAGTTTGCCATCTCCATAAGAGCGTGCATTTGACTTGGAAGAAGTGCAAATGCCATACCGTTCATCTGTGCTTGAAAGATTTTATTTCTCATGAATTTCCTTTGAGCGTTTTTCTTTTGCCATATTATATCTTAATTTCTTATTTATTGATATATGTCAACATTCTGTTTACTTTAACACACCTAATACAGTATCGACTCTATATAGAAAGTAGAAGACGAGAAAGCAAAGTTAGTCAAAGCTAGTTCACTTCTTATTTCCATTCTATACTCATGCTCTGCCTCTAGGGCTACTGCTCCGTTGTCGGTCATACTATAAGTCTCTGCATCTTTTAGAATAAAACCTCTCAGTGATTTAACTGTAGTGTTTAGAGTAATGTCTACTAAATCCAGATATATCTCTTTTTTACCTGCACCACCTACATTGTCAAAGTACATGTGCATACTTATGTTTAATCTATATATGCCGTCTAGTGGGATTGTCACTACACCAGTTGTTTTATTTGTTTCTGTGACTATCTCTATATTGCTATCATAACTAGCTATCGGAGTTCCATTTACTAAATCAAGCGGAATACTTGTAGGTTCAGTTGCCCCTAACAGGCTTCCCAGTGTTCTAGGTAGTGGCACATTATTGACTATATTTACAACCAACTCTCCGTCTTCATCATCGCTAATTTTTGCACCGCCTACTTGAGTTCTAATAACAGGAGAAATATGCGTATAAGTTCCTGCTACTGTGTCGCTTAAATACAAAGGCATACCAACAGGATTAGTTGATGTGTCTATGCCTTTAACTACGCCATGTGTCGCTAAAATTCCAGTTTCCCCAGAAAGGATATCATGTGCTGTTACTCCAAGTATAGTTGCATGCACAAAAGACTCAGCTAAAGCAAGAGCAATTTGAACATTTCCATCAACTACTCCATTGTGTCTACATGCCATTCCTTTGTCAATTTTAACACCCGTGTTGTTTATAACTTGTATGTGCATATCTCTACCGATATTCAGCGTTATGCCTTCAAAACCATCTTGGATTTTTACAACACCGTCAGAGTAAAACATTTGACCAGCCGTATGACTTGGTTCGTCCCCCGTCCTGTCTTCTAATATTATTTTAGAGTTATCAAATGCAGAGGTGTCCGTTAAGTCTTTTACGTTGCCGTCTTCATCTTTTTGCTTCAGATGCTTATCTTCTTCGTCTACATATACAACCACTTTACCTGCTGATGGACTTTGTGGTTCGTTTGTCGTGCTAAATCTTGCTGTACTCATTTAATGCTCCAATATTAATTTTCCGTCTATATATAATTTATTTTCTATTTCAATCCCACCCATTACTATCATCTGCTGATTATGTGGGATTATTACTGTTTGATCTACTAAATCATAAGAAAAGTTAGCAGGGTCCACTTTACCACTGCCCCCGTTGCCAAACATTTGAAAGTTCTTGAATGACATGGGAAACTTATACTTCTTGCCATCTGTCATTATTATGATAAGGTTTTCTTTTTCTAGCTTTATATCTTTAATCCCAATTATCTCTTCTTCTTTTGAGAGAGACTTTTTAATATCTTCAACTATGGCTTTCTTTGGAAACTGAGCCATGATATCTTGATTTACTTTTGTGTAGTCTATTTTTGGAGAGATTCCATCTATCGCAGGGTTTGCATCTTTGCCTGGTTTACCGTTTTTTGGAATTGGAATTTTTGCTACTTCTTTTGCTATGGTTGACGAGATAGTATTGTAGTCTGCTTTTTCAGGTGATACTTTCATCACTTCTTTTGCTATAAATCCTTTAAGCATCTCATAGTCAACTACTGCATCTTGACCATCTTTAGGAATGCGAATAGTTTTTACATAGTTCTCTACGGTAGCATCTATTTCTAAAAACTTTTTTTCTATATCTAGCTGAAGTTGTCTAGCCTCTATTGATTGAAGGTTTTTGTTTTTAGAGAGAGATTCTTGCAGGTCTTGGATTGCTGCTTTGTGTTTAGCTAATCCTTCTCCAAGAATCTTGATTGCCTTTTCGCCATAGTTCATTAGAACGCAACTTGTTCTTTCAATGTCATTAGCTGCTTATTTTGAGAGTGTATACTTGATAGCATTTCTGCTGTAGCATCTTCGGCAACCGTTATTCCTGACTTCTTCATTTTGTCTTGTCTCTGTTTTTCAAGCTCTATCTCATAATCCAAAGCTAATAAATCTTGCTCATGCTTTTTCTTTAGAAATGTTTCGTATTTTACACCTGTAGATTCTTCTATAATTTGACCTCTTGTTCTTAATCCTTCTGCAATATTTGTTTTATTTGCTACTGCATTTTTAGCTGGCTCTGTGTCAATTCTGTTTCTTCTTAAATATCTAAACTTGTTAAACTTGTTTGGATTCTTCCAATAATTAACTCTATCTGTTATTCTTCCTATTTGTATTCCAACTCTAATGAGTCTTGTGTTTATCTCAAAGAAAACTTTATTTGAGATATCGTCAAATCTAATATCTGCTGTTCTTTGATCTGTTTCCACTGTGTATTTGATAGATGAGTAATTTGCATCTGAAGCTTTGCTGTAAACTCCTATATCTGATAAACCCTGAGAAGCTGATATCTTCATTTCTGAGTTATTGTTCATATCTTTGTATGCACTTTCTCTTTTTGTTGCATTAAATTGAACTTCATCATCGCTTGCTATAGGAGTTAGCCCTCTTCCTTTTAGTCCTAAGTTAGACATATCTCGCAGGATTGGAGTGACCAAGTCTTTTGCATTTTTTATTCTGTCTGCACCAGTTCCAGTAGTTGCTTTGTTAATCTCATCGGCTACGACTCGCATCAACTCATTATAGGCTGTACTTTTTACATAGTGCCCTGCTTTCGCTTCTTCTATTGCTGATTCTAGTTCTGCTATTCCGTATTGAGTAGTCATATCTAGCTTTGATAAAGTGTTAGTCAGTTTACTCACTGCTGTTTGCTGATCTATATTTATCCACACTTCCGAGTAATATGTCAAGTCTGAATAAGACACTTTATTGGAACGTGTTTTTTCTGGTGTTGAGTATATCCAGACATCTGTTATTTGTCCGTATTTATTTCTCACTAGCCCATTTATTGTTGTTTCTGCTGGTTTTTCTTCCGTTACATATGTAGTTTTTGATATGTCTATCATATCTACACCAAGAAATTCATACTTATACGGAATAGTCCATGCTGTATTGTAGTGATGTCTGAGTATTATTCCACCGTTTAGGGCGGTAAAGTCGCTTATAATTCTTCCACAAGCGTTAAAATGATGCTTCCCTGTTATTTCTCCAAGTGCTACTATATTTCCATTTTCTAGTCCAAAATTTCCATGCTCTGCTATTAAGGCTTCTGCTTCTTCATTAAATTTATCGTTTGGAGACTCTACTTGGGTATTGATAGATATTCCCATAGTTTTAGAGGTTAAAGAACTTACTATCGCTTGAATGTCTGTTTCATTAACATTCATCCAGTTTATTTGCTCTCTGATTTTCTTTGCGAAACTTGGGTACTTTCTATCTATGTGACCATCTGCTTTAGGAGTTCCAGCAGTTGTTACTTTTGCACCATTCGCATATCCACCACCGAATACAAGATTGTTTGTTGTTATCATGTTGTAGCCCTATATAGTGTATCTAGTCTAGTTTGTAATTTTTGTGCTTGCTGGTACAGCTTGTTTATATCTGTAAACTCTGTTCTATGCTTTCCACCAGCTCCACCCTCTTCCACTTCTTTGAGTTCTTCTTGTGCGGATATTTTAGTGCGGATAGCTGTCAAAGATGCTTCAAGCCTTGAAATAGATTCTGATATGGTTTCTTGTGCCATGTAACATCCTAGTTGAATATGCTTTTTTGTATTGTATCTTTTTTTATGCTAAATGTCTATTTTTTGTTTTTGGCTTACATCAATGTTTTCTATAAGAATAGTAATTCTGTCTTCGCCTTCATTCAAATGCTTTCTCACTCTGAGGTCTAAAATCTGATTGTCGTTCTTATAACAAAGTCCTTCTAGCGCATCAAACAGTTGCTTCAGAAGAGCATCTATATCTTCTGATTTTACCTTAACTATGTCCACATCCATATATAGAAGCAAATGACCTGCGAGCATCTTATCTTGTCTCTGCCTTATGACTTCTGATTGTATAAGCTTTTTGGTTGCTCTTGCCTCTTTCGATAATATAATTGTGGCGACTTGTTTGCCGTTAAGCCATTTGATTACAGGTGTGTACAAACGGTTTAAAGCTGTTGGTTTTATTTGCTTCAGTTTTATTATTATTTTGTTTTTCATTTATGGCGACCATGATTTTTATCGAACCCATACAGTCTTTCTGCTTGTTTTCGTGCATGTATTGCATCTTTTTTTCTTTTAAATCTTCCGAGATATATATTTTTAAAGTCAACCCCTATGCTTGCTTCCCATATTAAATCTCTCTTGTGCCAAGCTACTCCAACTACACTACTCGTATTGTTTTTTGGAGCTGATTGATTTCTACAATTCTCCCTATTCGTTACTTCTCTTAAATTTCTCAGCCTATTGTCTGCTCTGTTTTGATTCCTGTGGTCTATTTGATTCTTAGGCATTTCTCCATACTTATAAAGCCATGCAAGGCGATGTGCTTTATATGATTTTCCATATATTGATATTTGTGCGTAGCCCCTATTATTGCAGCTGCCAGCGATATGCCCTGCAAGTATCTTGTTGCTTTGCTTTTTTACCCATATAAAAACACCTGTGTTTGGATCATAATGCAACAGTTCTTTTAATTCTTTCTGTGTGATTTCTTTTTTCATGTGAGTTCCTACGCTCATTAATTTGAAGAAGTCGTAGGAGCGTAGGAGTTGCTACGACTTCTGCGAATTAATCATGGTGCATTCTAGCACATTTTTGCTTAGTTTAACTAAAAAAAGCTTTTGTTTTTATATTTATATATCCTTCACATATGTGATTTATTGAGCCGATATTCCTCTTAATGTTAAAAGCAGCACTGTCGTCCGATACTCTGTTCCGCTCACAGTTTTTGCAAATATACGCATCTGCTTTTGGATTAGAACAGCTTGCTATTTCCATCACTGCTTCTTGGTTATTTTTTTCCATTCAAAATATCCCATATATTTTGTGGCTCTACATTAAAATGCTTACTTGCTTTTAATACTGTCCGCTGCGTATCCTCTTCAAAATAATTCTCTATTTCTTGTTTAGTTGGCATTACTTTTTCCCTTTTGCTGATTTAACTATCTTTTCTGCTTTTATACCTTTGAGAAGTTCTTTTATCTGCTTCTCCCCAAACTCCTGACCGTCTACAAGCAATGAAGTTAGTTGCCCTATATGTCCATCTTTAAATTTCCCTGTCATATTGCACTTCCTTTTTTCTAGTTCATCTAAGTCCTCAATATAACCAGTAGCAGAAAGGTTGAAAAACTACTGCTGGCTATATTGAAAACTCTTTGGTTGGTAGAGTGAGATTTGAACTCACATCTGTATCCTTATGAGGGACGAGGACTAACCGTTGTCCTACCTGCCAATACGGTAAACAAAGAAGCCAAATGTATGTAAAATTATTTGGCTTCTTGTACTTTAACATATCGAACTTTATCACGTTCATTATTTATTAATCTATAGCTAGATACAACTTATTTCAAATAGTTGCCAAACTTCTCTTGCTCTTTCTAATCTCTTTTATTGAGATGGTGTAAGTATATCATAGGCTGCTTTTGATTCTCTTGACCTATATCAAGCTTTTATGATACCTATTCCACTTGATGCAAATTCCCACTCTAGAGTCCAATGCTCTGTGCTTATTTCATCTGCGTCTGCTAGTTTTTCTAGAAGCTTTTTCGCTGTTGCCTCATCTAAAGGTTTTTTATATACAAAACACCCTTTCTCAGTAAGAGCAACCACTTCTCCTTCTGATCCTATATGTGAAGATATTAGTTTAGTTTTCATTTTCCATTCTCTCTTTAGCTATCTGAAAATAACCATCATCTAATTCTATACCAATAAAATCACGATTTAAATTTCCACATGCCACACCTGTTGTTCCACTACCCATAGTGAAGTCTAAAACTAATTCACCCTCATTTGTGTAAGTCTTTATTAGGTATTCTTTTACTGAAATAGGTTTTTGAGTGGAGTGAACACATTTTGATGGGTGTATCTTTTGAATATCTATAGAAAGACTGGATGGATATTTTAAAGTGTTCCCTTTCTTGTCCTCATAGTCAAAAGTCTGTTTCCCATAATTCTCGCTATGATTACATCCTCTTTTGGAGCCTTGACTATGCTGAGGCTTACCTTCTTCCATTATTGGAAAATAATTTATTCTTTTTCCACTACTAAAAACACTAATAACTTCATGCTGACCCATAGGCATTATTTTAGCATTTAAATGTCCAGTCTTTAATTGCTTATTCCAAACCCAATCGTACTTAAAGTTTTTGATGTTTGACACCCTGAGAAAACTACTAAAAGGCTCTGAACCAAACAAAACTATAGCACCATTAGGTTTTATAAGTTTGTTTAGTCTAAGCCACATTTTATCAAAAGGAATAACACTATCCCACTTACAAGCAGTAGTTCCATAAGGAGGGTCTGTGATGATAGCATCTACCACTACACCCTTAGCTATCAACTCATCCATAACCTCTAAACAGTCACCTTTATATAAATCTATCTTGCTCATACTGAAACTCCCTTTTTCTGTTCATGACAATAATCAAGAAAGTTTTTAAGAACATCTGGTAGTAATTGTTTTTTTATCTCAAGTGTATCATCAATATACTGTACATCTGTACAAACTAAATTTAAACAAGTCTGAGAGAAACCCTTTATCATTTTACAATAAGAGTCAGCATCATCTATGTAGCTATATGTATCTTTATCACCTAACCACATATGAATGCTTCCATCAAACTTCACATAAGCACTTCCAATTTCTTCTGCTTCGCAAGGGGAGTTGTCTGGTTCCCATGCAGTAACCTCATAAAGAGTCACGCTTATGGTGTGGGTTATGTCTGCATCTATCCTCATAAAATATAAATTGGGAACCAACTCTATGTAGTCACCTTTATATAAATCTATTTTACTCATCTCTTGTCTCCTTATATTTTATGTTTTTATATACCCATCACACTTATAGCTGACAGGATTTGTTTTTAAGCTCTTGGTCATTCTAAACTCTCCCCATTGTTGATTTTCTACAACATCCCACATATCTATATTTCTTTTGCAATTTTCACAAAAATCTTTCTTGTTTTCGCTTGCACATGCTGGTTCGTCTTGTCTAAGCTGTTTCACTTTTCATCCTTTTTTATAAGCAACTCCGAAAACATAAGCTGAATACATATATCAGCATTAATCCACTTGCCTCTTGTTTTTCTATTTGACTTGCTTTCCATGAAGCGCAAACACTCTTTTTTCTTCACACAATTTAGTCCACTACACTTTTGGATACTCATTTTAATAACTCTGGATTTTCTTGTAGTGTTCCTATTATTTTTAGGTTGTCTATTCTTCCATTATCATACCAAAGACAAACAGCTTTAGAATTATTTAAAATATTTATTTCGTATCTTAAATCTTCATAATTAAATTCAAACCATCCAGTGTAAGAAAACTTTTTATTATTTCTTTCTGTAAATTCAAACTCAAAAACACTACAATCAGCATAAATCTTTTTATCACTTATGTCTGTTTTGCCTATGTAGTTGAAGTATTTATGCTTATTATTAGGTTGAATTAAAGTTACAGTGTTGCTTCTCTCTAATAACATACCTTTTAAATCTATTACAAATCTATATTCGTCTTTATTTATGAACTCTTTACCATCCCATACTATAAACTCATTCATCTAGTCTCCCTTAAATCTAAACTTACACGATATCATAAACAGCAAAGTAAATGACGCAAATGCACTCATAACTAAACATGGTATTACTTGATAATTTTCAATCATATTCAACCTTTTTTTATTTATAGTATTTTACCATCTTGGCATGTGGAAGTGCTTGATTCATGTCAAGATTTTTCTCTTAACTGATTTGAACCAAGACTTAAACTTTCTTGGTTTCACTTGAGACATAAAATGTCCTTCCTCTAACTTACTCTGAGGCACTACCCATAGAACTTCATCCATAAAAGCAAGATAAGGCTCATTTATGTGAAGAGCGTCAACCTCGACACCATCTACTGCCTCGGCTAGTAAGTTTAGTTCTTCTTGGCTCTCTATGAGGATTAAGACTCCATGTTTAAGCAATAGTTATCCCCTTGTCTATTGAGTATTTCATCCAGTCTAAAACTTTTAGTTTTTTTATGCTAATTTTATTTTTATGAAATATCTCGCTTTTATTTAGAATACCTTTATCTGTCAACAACTCTACTACACCTAATAAATCTGCTAACTCGTTTTGTATTTTCTCTCTATTTGTGTTTATCCCTTTTGGCTCAACATCTTCTAATCCAAAAAGCAGTGCTTTACTTATTTCTTTTGATACTTCTACACACTCTTCGCTTACTTTTTGTAGCAAGTGTTCTTTTATTGTTAAACTCATCTCTTTTCCTCTGACTCTTTACTTATCATAATGCAACTCCTTGTATTCAACTACTTTTGTCATTATGGTTCAACTTCAAAACCACTTATGAATGGTTTTTCTTCCAGCACATCTTCTACTTGATTGATGATGTCTTTAACTGTTTGCCATGCCATAACGTTTGAAAAAGGTATGTTATCTAGTCCAAAACTTTTTATCACTATATCAGCAAAAGCAACTATATCCATAGCCTCTAGTTTTAAATCAGTAAAATAGCTAGATTCTTTTACTTCTTTGACTGAAACAAATTCGATCAGCATAAGGTCAATAACTTTATCTTTTATATCATCTCTTAACATGCCTTCTTTTTCCTCTACTACATATTTTCTTTTTATATGTTCACGCAACTCAGTTTTTTCTTCTTCCGTTAGCTGCTTAACTAAATTTACTATCTTTTCTATCACTCTTGCTCCTTTAACTCTACTGGTTCGTCTTCCCATGTTAGTTTTTTGCCTATTAGTTTTTCTATTGAGCCTTTTGGTATGGGAATTGGGTCCGACCCTTCTTTGGTCTCCCAAACTGCCACTCCCCTCTCTGGTTTATTTAAGTAAATAAATTCTACTGGATGCTTGTGAAAATCTGTGTCTACTGCTATATATGCCATAATCTACTCCTGTATTCCTGCTACTTTAATATAGTCTTTATTTTCAAGCATTTTTATGTAGTCTTTCATCGTCATTGTCGCAGTATTACTACTATCATAAATGTCTGCGCATATATCCCCACCTCCACCATCTTCACTTAAACTAGCAAATATCTTAGTGCCTTCTGAGTCTATCATTCCTTTCATGTGTATTGCTAGTGTTGATGGGGCTATTTCATAAGTACCGTCTTTGTTCCATATCCACAATCTCAGCAGTGGTTTTAAGTCCTTGTTTGTGCTATAAATCTGCATCGCTTCCGACACAAGACCCTCAACATACTCATCACTATCTATCTTCTTTGCTCTGTATATTGGTATCTGTGGTTCATTACTCATAATTTCTCCTAGTATTTGCCAAATTATACATTCTTCATAAGACAAAGTCCTTGACTTATATCAAGCTCCCTATTCCGCTTAGTGCTTCTTGTAGGTTTTCTCCTGTTGGTTTTCTCATAAGTGCTATTTTGTCCATTTCTGCTAATGTTAGTGCCATTGTTGAAGTATCTATTGCATCATTTCTTTTTCTAATTGGTATCCAGCTTTTTTCTAGTGCCATTTTCCCTGTCTTTGGATTTTTTGCGTAGTCAAATGCTTCGGCAGTAAGCATTTTAGTGATAGATAGGCTAGTTGTTCCGATTCTATCTCTTTCTATGTTGTCTTGATTTATATAAAAAAGTTTTGCTGTATACAGAAATCCCTCATCCTCTGTTTTTTCTGCTTTTTCTTTAATTATGGTTCTGTCTATGCTTCTGAAAAGAATATTTTTCAAATATAGATTAGAAAATTTTACTATCTTCACTTTTAATTCATTTCTTTGGTTTGAATAATCTTTATGATTTACTACGGTGAAAGCTTTGTTCCCCGTAATCACAGGATGCCCTTCCCCTCCATAAACTCGATCCTCTCCCCATTTCTGCGTCATATAGTCTACGAAAGCATCTGCCTCATCTGTTCTACTTACTCCACCTTCATTGTACCCACGTCTATCTATCATCATTTTCGACACCATATACACTTCACCATCTTTATCTTCTAAATACTGACATCTATCCCATAGGTCTTCTATATCATTCCAGCTTTCAACTCTATCAAAATACATCACATGAGTTACATTTCCATATCCGATTGCTGTCACTTGAGCAAAGAAGTAGTTTATCTGATTATCCACAGTCAAGTAGATTCTTACTGTGTCTTCTGGTACTATCCACTCTTTTACTTTATTTCCTAGTAGCAGCATATCGTTTTGGTCTGCTTGTTTTATATTTTTTTTATAAAACCTGTTGAACCATCCTCTATACAGCTTACCTAGTTTTATTTCGTCATCTTCTGCTTTTATAATGCTCTCAACCATATCTTCGTATGTAACAAAAAAGCTTCCAAAAGAGTTCATATCTGTACCAAATGAAGTTTCCGTAGTTAGGTTCTCTATTTCTAAAAGTTCATATTCTCCATTTTCATGCCTAATGTACCAATCCATGCTCTGTTGAGCTATCATCACATCTTTTTCTTTTGTATCTATTTTGTTTTGGCAGTGAGGACATTCCATGTGTACTGTTGCTTTTGCTTCGTCTATATACTTGTTTTGAACTATGTCTTCTTCAGCTATTTCATTTTCTTTTAGGTAGTCTTTTTTTTGTTTAAATTTGAACAGCTTTATGTCTGGATAAAAATGCCCTTTACATTCCATGCAGACATAATGCCATTCTATTTTCACACTACATGCGTCAAAATTTGAGCATATCTCATCTTTTGGGTGGACTATGGTTGAAACTCCTACAACTTTAGGGTGAAACTTTGTGAAAGATTTTGTACGCTCCTTAAACTCAAAAACTGCACCTTCTTCAAACTCTACAATCTCATCAAGAACTATAAATGGTGA